CGACTCATAAAGCTGCATCATGGATATGCAGAAATAACGTCGCTTCGATATACGCTTGGCTTTAACAACCTATCTGGAGGCACGTTTTCTGGTGGTCAGCAAATAACCACTACGGGGCCAGGAGGTGGATCTACTGCGATTATCGCTTCTGTAGGCGCAAGCTCATTAGTTGTCTATAACGTAGTTGGCAGCACATGGACTAATGGCGTGCCGTTTGAAAGTCCTGGCGGAGTGGTTACTGCAAACGCTACCAATGCTATTGATACTACGCAAAGCGAGATAGCCTTTGCTACCGTACAGGAAAATGACGAGCTAGAAGAAGAGTTAGAGCCTAGCTTTACCGCTACCACCATTAGCTTTCACGAAGGCGATCCCGATGCTACTGGGTTGGCGCACAATGACTTCATCGAAGATAGTGGCGGACACTTTATTAGCGAAGGCTTTAAAGTCGGCATGCGTATCAGTGCAAGCGGATCAGTTAACATTGACATTGCCACCTGGCATATAGCGGCAAATAAGATAGAGGTAACTTGCTCTACGCCCCACCGACTTATTAACGGTGACTTAGTAAAGTTTACCGGTGTAAGCGATGGATCGCTAACCATAACTTTCACTGACGGTAGCGCCGCTGACATTAACGTAGATACGTTTGAAGTAAAAATAGATCCCGATACAGATCCCGAGACCAGGTTTCAACTGCTAGATCCAAAGACGGGCGGCGATCTAAACCCTTCCGGTAGCGCTTCGGGCGGCGATCTTATTAATGGAAATAACTTTTCTAACGCTTTAATCGTTGCAGTAAGCGATAGCATTATTACGTTAGCCACCAGTAACGACGTTCACTTTCAAAACGAAGGCGCTAGCATTACGCTGAGTGGCGATCTGATTGCGGACGATGAGTATCAGATGGGCGCGTTTTCCGAGACCACCGGATATCCGGCTTGCATTGCATTCTTTGAGCAACGACTTGCTTTTGCCAACACCGCAACACAACCGCAAACACTTTTCTTTTCTGTGAGCGGAGACTACACAAACTTTACCTCCGGCACCGCTGATGACAGTGCGCTGATCTACACCATTGGATCTAACCAAGTAAATATCATTCGCTATCTAACCTCATCTAAAGTGCTGATAGTTGGAACGTCTGGCGGCGAGTTTGCGGTAAGAGCTGGCTCGGTAGATGCGCCAATCACGCCGCTAAATACTCAAATCAAACAGCAAGCAAAGTATGGCAGCGCCGATATACAGCCGCTTGTTATTGGCGCTACAGCACTATTTGTTCAAAGAGAGAAGCGAAAACTAAGAGAGCTAATCTATAACTACGATGTTGACTCGTATACCGCGCCAGACATGACGCTACTGGCCGAACATATTACTGAAGGTAAGATCAAAGAGATGGCTTACCAGCAAGAGCCAAACAATGTGGTTTGGTGTGTGCTGGAAGATGGCAAGCTTGTGGCAATGACCTACCGGCGCGAAGAAGATGTAGTTGCCTGGCATGAGCATCAACTAGGTGGAACATTGACCGATGGCGCTACTACCTATAACTATGGGTTTGTAGAAAGCATTGCATCTATATCTAGTGGTCAGGGTAGTGAAGAAGAGGTATATGTAGTGGTGCGCCGCACCATCAATGGCGTTAATGTTCGTCACGTAGAGCGACTCAAGCCAATCGACTTTGGCACTAACGTAGAGGACGCATTCTATGTGGATGCTGGTCTGACGTATTCTGGCGGTGCGGCTACAACAATTAGCGGCCTTGACCATCTAGAGGGGCAGACTGTCTCTATACTGGCTAACGGGGCTACACATCCAGATAAAGTCGTTTCTTCCGGTAGCGTTACACTTGACCGATCTGTTACTAAAGCACACATTGGGTTACCTTATGACTCAATCTTGCAGACTATGCGGATAGAAGCGGGCGGCACCGAGGGTACAGCCCAGGCTAAAACAAAGCGGATTAGCGATCTTGACATCCGAGTATTGAATTCTGTGGGTGCGGAAGTAGGGCCATCGGAAGATGACTTAGACCTTATTCCGTTTAGAAAGTCGAGTATGGCTATGGATCAACCCGTTCCATTGTATACTGGCGACAAATTTATCGAGTTTCCTGGCGGCTATAGCAATGATGGGTTTGTAGTCGTCAAACAGGATCAGCCACTACCGCTGACAATTCTGTCTATCTATCCTCGATTGCAGACGTTTGATAGGTAACTTATGGCAGATCCAGTAACGGCAGCATTAGTCGCGGGAAGCTCTCTTCTTAGCGCTCAATCCGCAGTACGGCAGGGCGCAGCAGCTCGGGCGGCAGGTCAGTTTAACGCGAACATGGCAGAGCGGAATGCTAAGATTTCAGAGCAACAGGCAGAGCAAATAAAGCGCTCGTCTGAGTTCGACATTAATCGCTTCCGAGATAACTTTGATGACCTTCAAGCAACTGCGGCGCAGGCATTTAGATACAACGGGTTCGTAGCTACTGGCGGCACCCCACTGCAAGTTCTTTTGGATAACTCTAGAGAGGCAGATACAGAGATTGCTCTGCGTCGCTACAACGCATCTATTGGCGAGCAGCAAGCGCTAGAGTCCGCAACAGAGCAAAGACTGCAAGGTCGTCTTGATCGCATGATGGGTCGGTCGGCGCAAAAAGCAAGCTACTACCAGGCTGCTGGATCGTTGCTTAGTGGCGGCGCCAAAATAGCAGGAATGGGAGGCTGAAGTGAAAGTACCAACATATCAAGCGCAAACAGGATTAGCGGCTGATGTAGGTGCAAGACCTATGCGCGTTCGCGCTACAGCAGAAGCCTTTGGCGCTGCTGAAGCAAGAGCTATGGGTGGACTAGCTCAACAAGTAGGCGATACAGCGCTTGAGTTAAACCGCAGGCAGAGAGAAGCGGCAGAGCTAGAAGCAAAGATACAGCGCGATCTTCAGAGCGAGCAGTTTATCAATGAGTATTCGGAAGTAGTAACACTTGCCGCTGAAGAGGCTGCGTTGCAACCGCCAGAGGAGCGAGAGGCGTTTTTCGATGGCGCTGTTCAAAATATACAAAGCAAGATACCTCAGCGATTTGAAGATCCAATACAGCAGCAAGAGCTATCATTAAGCCTTGATCGCTACGCTATATCTAAGCGCGTAGGCGTTAGAGCGGACGCTAACTCTGGAAGATTAAATGCGCTTGTTGGCGAATCTGCAAAGAGAGAAATGTCCCTTAGAGGCGAGGCTATTAATGGCGATCTTGCTACTAGCACTAGAGCGATAGCTGATCTTCAGCAAATCTATATTGATCTCGAAGAAAAAGGCTTGATGACCGATGAGGATGTTGCAAAGCGATCCGCCCAGATGGTCAAAGACGTTCAATACGAGCGAGAAATCAACACGATCAATCGCATTAAAACAGCAGAAGAAGCTACCGCTTTTATAGATCGTATTCGTGATGACAAAAGATTTGATCCAACAGAACGTCGACAGCTAATGGGCGCTGTTAGCGGAGTGCTGACAAAGCGCACCGAACAGAAAAAGGCTGCTAAAGCAAAGCTAAAGGATGACATGGCGTCATTGCGCGATGTGATTGGCACTGGGATGGAGGTGCCACAAGAGCAGCTAGACGACTTAAACCTTGAGCTAAAGATGTATGGCGACGAGTCTGATGCTAGAGACTTTGACGACATTCTTGTGGCAAACAAAGAAACAAAGATACTTAACAATATAGGCACATTGGCCGGCGTTGCTCAGTTAATAGCAGATACAGAGGAAATACCAGAGGCGGGGCTTTCTGCTCAAGAGCTAGGCTATCGGGCGCAGGCAATAGATAACGCTAAGAGATACGAGGCTGAGATGTCAACTGCATTTCAGAAGGGTGACGCCCTCGAGTTTCTGTCTCAACGAGGGATTGTTAACGTACAGCCATTTGATATTGCCAATCTTGGGGTGTCTATCCCACAAAGAATGCAAAGCATGAGTTCTATTGCCGCAAATGTAGGTGTAGACGAGCGAACCGGCAACATGAATTTTGAGCAAAACTTCTTCACAGACCAGGAAGCTACTCAGTTTGCGACCTATTTGAACGAAGCAACCCCTAATCAGAAAACATTGGCGGCCATATCGCTTTTTCCTGCGGCTAAAAAATACCCTCAAATATATGAGCAGATAGCTGGCAAAAATGCCGATATGTTTGCAATGGCTGCCGGAATCACTGCAACTACCGCAATGGCTAATCCAAGCAATATTCCCGACTTATCTATTGCCGAAACAATTTTTAATGGCATGGAAGTGATGAAACAGCCAGGGTACGTGGCGCCAGAAGCGCTAACCGTTGCTGCTGAATTTGAAAAATTGGCAGGGAATGCCTATCGACGATCGCCAGAAGACGAGGCGACAATGCTAGAAGCATCTCTCGCGTATTACGCATCCACACGAAAATCAGCAGATAATACTTCCTTTGCTGCCTATTTTAAAAGAGCTTTTAATGCGGTTTCCGGGGGTATAGGTGAGTACAACGACAACCAATTTGAGCTTCCTAGAGATTTAGATGATGAGCAGTTTGCTTCTATCATTGATGGCATGACGCCCAGAATGCTTAGATTGTTTGCGCCTGACGGCGTTGATGGCTACACCGACGAGCAGGCCATTGAGTTAATTCAAAAGTCACGCATTACAAATGGCGGCTTAGGTTATTACTACCCAGTAGATCCAGGCACCGACCAAATGTTTATTCGGTTAAACGGCGAGCCAGTAAAGTTCTACATAAACAACCAGCGGATTTATAACGGCTTTACGCTAATGGACTATTTGCCGTCTGATTATAAGCTACGAACAACAAGGCCGCTAAACACCGGCGTTCTTGGTATTGCGGAGCCATAATGCCATTTATTAGCGAAAGCGGAAGAAGGGGGTTAGAGGAGCGGGTCGCCGACGTTCCTTCATTTTCTCCAGAAGTTCAGCTAGACCCTACGTTTGGAGAGACATTCTCTGCCGCTGTTGGCCTAACGATTGACGAAAATCTTTCAATATCTCGCCTGTTAAACCAGGAAATGTTTAATGAGCGCAATAACAATACGCGCATGCTAATAGATGAAGGCGTGGTAGATCCCAAAAGGTACGAATACAACGACGGTACTTTTGACTACAACCGCCTATCTATGGACCTGGATGGAACGGAGTACGGAGGCATGGTAAAGCCTGACTCCATACTGCGACAAGAACGCAACGAAATGCTAGCTAATCGCAGAGAGTACGCCGAAGCAGTTTTAGGCCAGGGTTCTGGAATGGCACAGTTCTTGGGTAGCGCCACCGGCTATATGCTCGACCCTATTAACATCGCGACCATGCCCATTGCCACGGTAGCGGTTGCAGCAAAGGGGCTGACTGCATACAACCTTGCCCTTAATGCCGCCGGACGGACCGCGGCCATTACAGCTGGATCGGAAGCCGCTATTCAGCTCGGCTTCGTGTATCAATACAAGCAAGAAATCGAGTCTCCATATTCTACCGAAAATGCGCTTGCTGCTATTGCTGCTGCTGGCGTAGGTGGCGCAGCCATTGGCGCTATCCAGGGCGGCATAGTTGGTGCCTTTAGAGCGGCCAAAGAGCGCACTGCGCAACAGCTCGATTTAACGCCACTCCCTGATGTTATTAGAACTACTGATGGAAAAGTCGATCCATTAAGCCTAATCAATGAAGACGGCAAGGTAGATAGGGCTTTAGCAAAAAAAGTAATTGATGCTGAAAAAAAGAGCAAGAATGGCGTTATATCAGATCAAGAGGCTTTTCAGATATTTGATGAGCACTATAAAGACGTGCCACGCCCTGCTGTAGCGCCAGAAAACCAGGCTATACCTAATGCGCCCAAGCCAAACGATGATTTAACATTAGCTGATAGAGCGCTAGAAAGCCTAGCTGATACAGCTGAATCCGCGAGAGTCGAGCGATTTGGCGACTTTACGCCATCCGCAATATTGATGGATGCTGATTACCAGGCATACCTCAAAGGCGAATACGACTCTATTGTGAAGGCCACAAAAGCCAGCACCAGAAAGCTAACTGCGGAAAAAAACAAACTGCTCAAATCCGAAAAAGTTGTTCAATGGATTGATAAGCAAGGCGGCTTAAACAAGGCTGCCTGGGAGGCGGAGGGCGTTGATAAGGCTAACTGGGAAGGCGTAGCGAAACTGGTTGATAGAATCAGCAAGAAAGGAAAGCCATACAAGACAACCGTATATGACAAGCCAAAAGGATTTCCAAGAAACTTTTGGAAGGAAGGCGACGAAGGGCTGACCCCCGACATGTTGATTGAGCGGATGAAAGAGGACGTGCGATTCTCGGAGTTTGTTGAAGATTTTGGTGGTGTGCAGCAGGTCGGCGCCAATGAAGCTGTTGACTATGTTTCGGAGCTTCTTAGCGATCTTGGTCGATACATTGACCCAGAGGTAAGTCTAAAAATTAACGACGTTGATGAAGCCCTGGATCAACTAACAATGAAAGTCCCCGACCCCACTATTGGGCTAACGGGAAAGACGTTGCGGGCTACAAACTTTGCAAAAACGCAGAAAGGCGTATTTAGAGCCAGCTCAATGCAAAAGCATTTAAAGGCTGGATACAATGCTACTAAAGAAATACTGGATGAACTAGAGGCTCGCGGCATTGTAGTTAAAGATCCTGACACGCTTGAGTATACATACAGAGAGCCTGACGTTAACTACGATAAGGTGTTTGAGAACGTCTACAGAGAGGCATCACAAAAAACGATGCGCATTGATGTAGAAAGCTTAGAAATACAAGCGGCAAACATGAAGGCAAATCTTGAGCCTTCTCGTGTGCCTGAGAACTACCCAATACCCGAAGACCTAGCGCTTGATGATATGGCGGTCATGGCTAGGGAAGCCGAGCTGCTAGACATACAAGGCACCAAAGAGTCTTATGATATTGCAATGACCGAGTATGAGCAGCTACCAGCAGATAAGCGCAAGCTGTTTATTGATGGCGAAGAAGTTAGCGCGGATGCCGTCATAAAGGAAATTGACGATCAACTAGAAGACATAGATAACCTAATGAGGTGCGTACGCGGTGAGTGATTTTGCTACTTGTATACCAAAAGTTGCTACCAGGCTGCCTAAAGAAGTTCAGCGATTGCTTAACTCTGCGGACGATCCTAATGCGCTGCTTGATGAGTACGTCACAACCCTAACGATGCAGAAGAAAGAGGCTGCATTCCAGGCGGTAAGGCTCGCCCAGGCGTTTGATGATGCGGCAGGACATCCAGAAGGTCTGTATCAAGGCATTGAATCGTTAATGGTATTAGATCGCACCATGAAGGCAGGATATGAAAATGTAGACAGCCTTTCTAACTACTATGACGCAATGTTCCAGGCTAGAGCTGCAGAAATACTCTTTAGGTTTCGGCGTAAAGGGCTGGGCTTTTTTATGGATGAGGCGGGCCTGGCCAAGTTTATCCGCGCCATCTACGGCGAAACTACTGACGACGCCACAATCAATAGTCTGGCTAAGCAGTGGATAGATTTAACTGAAACCATCCGTCGCGTTAAAAACAGGAATGGCGCTTCTATCTCAAAGAATGAGCGTTTCTTGTTACCGCAAAACCATGACGCCAGGGCCATTAAAAAGATGGGCAAGGATGTCTGGAAAGAAAAAATTAGGCCCATGCTTGATGCCAACCAAATGCGCGATGATGCCGGTAATCTGCTGTCTCGAACGCAAATGGAAGACCTGCTCGACTACGTGTATGACTCAATTACTATGCACGGTCTTAACAAAGTCAAAGACTTAACTGTACCCAAGCTAGGCAGAAAGCTATCTCGACGCGGATCAGAGCGCAGAATTCTTTATTTTAAAGACGCTGAATCATGGATGAGCTATCAAAAAGAGTTCGGCAAGGGCGATATATTCACCACCCTAACCGACTGGGTGAGTAGTAATGCTCACGACACTGCGTTGTTGCGACGCATGGGGCCTAATCCAAATCAAACGTATGACGCCCTGGTAGCTATGGCAAAGAAAGAGGATGCGTTTACAGGTCGCACTAAACTGGGGCTACCTAAGTCTCAAGGCATACTTGACGCAATATTTAACGTAGTCTCTGGGAAAACCAACCCAGTGGAAATGAATACCGTTGCACAAATCGGCATGGTGCAAAGAAACATAATATCTGCCGCCTATCTTGGTGGCGCATTCTTGTCTGCCATAGGCGACATTGCTTTTCTAAAGCTAACCAGGCAGTACGGCAACATACCGACGCAAAAAATTATGGCTCGGTATTTTTCACTCATGAATCCTGCAAATGAAGCAGACAGGCTGGCCGCTGCTCGCAGTGGCATCATTGCAGAAGAAGCTATTGATCGCGCCCATGCCGCTAACCGAATTGCTGATGTGTACGGCACCGGAATGTCTATGCGTATGGCTGACTTTGTTATGCGCGCATCGCTGCTCAAGCCTCATACTGAAAGCTTACGCAAAGCATACGCCATGGAGTTTTCTGGAATGCTTGCAGATAACTTTGGCAAAAAGTTTGATGACTTAGACTCCGATTTACTTAAAGCGTTTGAGGTTTACGGTATTGGTCCTAGCGAGTGGAGTCGCTTTAGCAAAACACCCAAAATGGACATAAGGGGCGCGCAGTTCGCTGACTTTACACAGCCCGGCGGCTTAAAGTTTCATCAGATGGTGATGTCTGAGGTTGATTACGCAGTGCCTTCGCCTGACTCAAAGATTCGCGCAATGACTACCGGAGGTCTACAGCGCGGCACAATACCAGGCGAGGTATGGCGATCCGCCATGCAGATAAAATCATTCCCACTAACTGTAGCAAGCCTGCACTTTAACAGAGGGGCTTTCCAGGCCACGACCGGCCAAAAGGTTGGCTATATAACGCAGCTCATGGTCTATACAACAGTGCTTGGCGGCATTGCACTGCAAGCAAAAGACCTGGCTGCGGGCAGAGATCCAAGGGCAGTATTTGATGAGGAAGGCGTACCCAAGAAAGAGTTCTTGTTGGCGTCTATGGCTCAGGGCGGTGGCGCCTCGCTTATTGGAGACTTTCTTTATAGCGACCAAACCAGATATGGACACAGCTTTTTCAAGACAGCAGCAGGACCGATAGCTACTACGCTTGATGATACGATCCAATACACAATTGGCAATGCTCAGGAAATAATCAGCGAGGGCATAGAAGCTGGATCACTAAAAGAAGGCTTTCAAAAATCAAGGATGGGGCCGGAAACAGTTAAGCTGCTTGAGCAATACACGCCATCTATATGGCAGGTAAACTTACTAAAGAACTCACTTTTCGATCAAATGGAAATGGCTGCAGACCCTGACGCCCAAAAGAAGTACAGGCGTCTTATACAAAAGCGGGCGAAAGAGTACAATCAGCAATATTGGTGGAGGCCTGGCACTCCAATTATGGACGTGCTCTCTGGAGAGGCGGATATACGCCCTCCCGAGCTTGAGGCAATTAAAGAGGATTAAACATGACAGTATCCAGCAGCATTAGCTCTGTTAGCTACTCCGGCAACGGAAGCACTACCGTATTTTCGTATACGTTTAAGATATTTGCTGACAGCGACCTGGTGGTTTCACTTAGAGACAATGCCACCGGGGCATCTACCACACAAACACTGACCACTGACTACACTGTATCAAATGCAGGTAGCGTGTCTGGCGGAAATGTCACATTTGTCACATCACCAGCTAGCGGCAAGACTGTCATTATTCGTCGTGTGCTACCTTATACGCAAGAAACTGATTATGTAGAGAATGATCCGTTTCCTGCTGAGGCGCATGAGAATGCGCTTGATAAGCTGACTATGCTGACGCAGCAGAATCGCGATGAAGATGCAATCAAGCTACCCGAGGGCGATGTTACCTCTGGAATAAACAACGTAGTACCTAACGCGGTAGATCGAGCCAATACCGTTCTTGCTTTTGATGGAACCGGAAACGTCGTTGTTCAGCCATTAAGCTCTACCGCTACAAACTCGACCATTACTCAGCAAGCATTTACAGGCAATGGCTCTACAACTGCATTTACATTGTCCGCTGCCCCTGGCGCTGCGGGTGTTGGCGTATCTATCTACATTGATGGCGTATACCAGGAACGAAACACGTACAGCATCAGCAACACTGCGCTGACTTTTACTGAGGCGCCACCTACTAACTCCAGCATCGAGGTACTGAACTACCGAGTAGCAGATATAGGCACGGCCGATGCTAACAACGTCACCTACACACCCGCTGGCACTGGCGCAGTACAGACCACAGTACAGACCAAGCTAAGAGAGAGCGTTAGCGTCAAGGACTTTGGTGCTGTTGGCGATGGCGTGACAGATGATACTGCGGCTATACAGGCGGCGCTAACTTATGTCGTTTCCGTAAAAGGCACAATGTTCGTTCCTAAAGGCATATATGTTATTTCTGGGATGTTGGACATAACGGATAGATGTGCCATTTTGGGAGAGGGCGCGGAACTCACAATATTTAAAGTTGCCTCTTCATATTCTGATTTTGTTATTAGACTGAATGATACGTGGAGGAATAATAACGGTGAAGACACAACTACGACAACATCTATAGTTGCTGGATCTGGCAAGGCAGGAGTGCAATTAAAAGGCTTTACCATTCTTGGTGATAGAGCCAATACTGCTAAAGGCATTGTTTTTTATAAAAGAAACGATACGGCTATTTTAGAAGATATAAAGCTAAAATATTTGAATGGATCATCTTTGAACATTGGCAACAATGATGACTTTGGTCTAGTAAGAGAATCTTTGTTTTTTAATGTTGTAAGTTTTGGATGCGGTAATGCAACCGAACCTGCTGTTGTCATTTCTACAGGCGCAACCGTTCTTGATGGCACTAACAACTTAGAGTTTCATAAGTTAAACATTCAGCACCCATTTGGTGTTGGCCTTCAAATAATGAACAACAAGACCGCGACCTATGCCACAAGAAGAATTTCATTTTATGGCTTTATGTGTCATGGGCAAAATCTTACAGACGCATCCGCTCCAGCTAAAGACCTAATTAAAATTGTTGGTTTTGTTGAAGATATAGATATTATTGGCTTAAACGGAAACGGATCAAACGATGATACTACCAATAAGTTTGGAGTTGTCCGTATTGAGGATGATGCGTCTGGAAATTCTCCAGCCTTTATTAAAATACATGGCGATATAAGATCATGCAAAGGTCACGCTTATATAATTGATAATGTAGAATTTTGCGATATTTCTGGCACAGTCGCCGCTAGTGGCGCAGGTCAGTCAATTATTGGTAACGAGTTATTGATGAGCGCTAGCAGTTTAACTAACGCAAACTTTAATTATCATGTTATTGCTCCAGCAACCCGATCAATCTCTATTGATTCAAGCATAGCAAAATTCGTAAGTGGCAATAACTTTGTTAAAACAGAGTTGCCTTTACGCTTTGTAAGCGGTGCGGTAAAGCTAGGCGTTACAGGAACCAATGATCCAGAATTGCATTTTGGCGGCGCATCTTCTCCAGAATCAACTGTTACAGCTCCAAAGGGCAGTTTGTACGTTAGAAACAATCAAGACAGTTCAAGAAGCTCAAATTCCTTATACGTAAAAGCAACGGCTGGCACTGGCAATACTGGCTGGAAAAAAGTCATTAATGTCACAACAGCAACAACGGCGCAACTTACAGATGTTGGCGACACTGTAAACACACAAGACCCACAAACAGGGCAGATGGTTTACAACACAACAACAAATAAACCGTGTTGGAAAGGTGGCTCTGCGGCTGGAAGTGTTTGGCGAAATGCTGATGGCACTGTGGCACATACTCCGGTGTAACATGACCCTAACTGACTTCAACACTCTATACAATTACAAGCACGATCCAGACGGTCGTGATGTGTGGCGCGTGATAAAGCCAGTCGAGGAAGTGTATCGCGGTGACTGCGAGGACTATGCGCTATCCGTCCTGTACTACGTTGTATGCAAAGAGTCATCGATTAAGTTCTGGTGGCTACTGTTCACCTTCCAAGCTGAGATATGTGGCTGTGATACGAAGGGCGGCGGTCACGCTGTACTACGCTACGGCGGTATGTATATTGATAACTGGACTAAGGAATGGGTAGGCCGCGATCACATGGAAGGTCTGGGTCATACATTCTGGCCTTGGTACAAAACTATTCTCCCCACTACTGTCGCCATTAAGATGGTAATGGCAAAACTGAGAGGCTGATATGGCATTAACGAAAGCACACAACCGCATGATTGAAGGCGCGGCTGTCAATGTAAAAGACTTTGGCGCAGTAGGTGACGGGGTAACGGATGATACTGCGGCTATACAGGCGGCTGTAAATGTGGCGGCTAAAATTATTGTACCAGCGGGCACGTACAAAGTTACAAACACATTAGCCTTAAAAGACAACACAACATTCCAAGGTAATGGTGTTGGCTTGACAATAATCAATTATGGATCTTCAGCCGCGCTCAGTGATGGAGCAATTATTCTGCTTGATGGTGCTGATAACGCATACGTCAGTGATTTGTCTATAACTCACACCCTAAGCGCAAGCGGAGTGAGTGGCATTAAAGTAATAGGCGCATCGTATAACGTCAAACTGGAGCGATTAGATGTTAGTGGATTTAGCACTAACTTTTTCCTTGATGGTGCGGAAGGTGCTGTTGCTGGCAAGTTGACACGATGCAGTGTCACGCAATGCTGTGGGCATGATACGCATTCGGGATATGGTATCAGGGTTCAAAATACAGACTCATTATTGATACAAGACTGCAATTTTTATTCCAACACATTGGATGGCATTAAGCTCAGAGCGCTAAATGACAATACGCGAGTAATAGGCGGACAGTCTTATAACAATGGAACCGGGCCATCTAACGGCAATGGAATTGATACCTTATCAGGTGGCTATGAAGTAACCATTGACGGGTTAGAGTGTTATGGCAATGACGGTGCTGGAATCTATTGCAAAACAGATATATCACTATCGCCATCATTGGGCGTAACAAGAAACATATCAATCGTTAACTGTGTGTCGCATGACAATACCGGCGATGGCATTCAGCTAACGAGAAACAGCGGCGACACCGACACGGACTACCTTCTCGCCAATGTTAATGTTATTGGGGGCAGATACTACTCTAACGGAGCGAACGGGCTGACTGTTGGCAGATCGAGAAATGTAAATGTGACTGGAGGGCTTTTCTACGACAACGACAATGTTGGCGTGAGTGTTGTTCAGGCTATTGATGTCAATATTGGCAATGTATCTATAATCCATAATTGCTTAGATCCAACATCAAGCCCGCCTGTCGGCCTGTCGATAGCTAAAGCTGTCCGATTTAATATATCAAACTCTAATATCAATGGCTCAGATTGTGATACCTGCATCATAGAGCCATCTGATTATTCCTCATTGACGCCAACACACCAATGGGCAATACAGATTCACCTTACTGATTCGGACAACATCAACATTGATAGCACTGTTCAATGTTCAAATTATTTGGAGCCTCAGCCGATTTACATTACGGGAACACATACTACAAACACTCCTGTTATTGTTGACCAGACAGGAACCGGAAACCCGGAGAATGTTCAATATGGAGGCGTAGGCTCTGTATTTAGGCGAACCAATGGGGGAGCCGGATCAAGCATATATGTTAAGGAATCAGGTGTTGCGAAAACCGGATGGGCCGCTAAGTAATATTACTGGAGAATAGAAATGAGTATTAAGCAAAACGGCGGCATCTTTGGCCGCAATCCAACATTCAACGATGTGACTATTGATGGTCAACTAACCTTTGAAGGTGACATTGATATCAATTCCGATCTCAAGGTAGACGGGAATCTTGTTGTTGATGGAAACGGCGAATTTGATTCGCTAGATGTAGTTGTGAATGGCATAAAAGCAAACGCTAATGCGGCGATAGGTTTTCAATTGGGCGGTGACGCTAGTGGCTCAACGGATATTGGAAAAATCGTCAACAATGCTGGACGCTTTGCGATAGAGCCAGCAGGTAATCGCAGATTTGTTGTAAGAACTAATGCAACAAAAGTGGATGCGCTTGAAGTCGATCACAACAACAATATCTCAGTTCCTAATGGTGAGGTGACATCTTCTGGAAATATGAATGCTCCCGCATTTGTTCAGACATCTGATTACCGGCTAAAAGCCGGTGTTGTTGCTCTTACAGGTGCGACGGATCGCTTAACCCAGCTAAAGCCATCACGATTTAATTGGCAAAATAATGCTGAAGTTACTGTTGATGGCTTTTTGGCGCATGAAGTTCAAGGCATTGTGCCTGAGGCTGTTTTTGGTACTAAAGACGGAATGAAGACAGAGGAATATGAAATTTCTCCTGCTGTTGAGGCTACTTATGACGATGAGGGTAATGAGCTAACTCCTGCTGTTGAGGCAATCATGGGTGAGCGTGAAGTACCTGATTATCAAGGCATTGACCAATCTAAACTCGTGCCGCTACTTGTAGCAACAATTCAAGAACTAGAGGCGCGAATCACTGCGCTTGAATCTAACTGATAGGAGGTTGAATAATGTCAGGCGAAGTAACAAAGAGCATTACAGCTCAAAACACATTTAGCGATGAGATCACCATACAGGGATACTTTAACGTCTCTGTCACTGGTATTGCTGGCGGCACAGAAGTGACAGTGCAGCGACAAACTGGAGTAGATGGCACCGCATTCACCGATGTTGACTCGTTTACTGCTGATATTGAAACTTATGGCTATGAGCCAGAAGCGGTTCAGTATAAGATTGGCGTCAAGACAGGTGACTATGGATCAGGAACCTGTAAGGTGCGACTTGGCTTAATTGGTCGTGGTCACGGGACTACTACTCCGATTCGATGATATGGACGATCAAGCGGTACGACTTAACAGGATCGAGGCCAAGTTAGATAAGCTAACTGAGGCTATGACTATGATTGCTCGGGTTGATGAAAAGATCATGGCTAGCCAGGCTCGGACTGATCGGCTTGAGTATCGCCTTGATGAGCAAGAGTCGGATATTGATAGCCTCAAGTCTATCGTGGGATATAACACGCAGAGCGTTAAGGTGGCTGAGCGCTTTGTTTGGATTCTTGTGTCCTCGATAATTGGTTTGCTAGCCTACTATATTAGGACGTAATCGTGATCGACCTACTCATTGGTCCGATCTCTAGCCTGCTCGATAAGGTCATACCGGATGCAGATGAACGCAATCGCCTGGCATTCGAGATCAGCACCCTGGCGGAGAAGCAAGCGCATGAGATTTCCAAGGCCCAAATCTCTGTTAATAAAACTGAGGCATCAAGTCACTCAATGTTTGTCGCGGGATGGCGCCCGTTTTGTGGATGGGTTACTACTCTTGGCCTTGCGTGTAATTTTCTGTTTATTCCTATTGCTAATTTTTTTCTTACTCTCACTGAATCCCCTGTCACCGTTCCACCCCTGGACCTGAGCGAGATGATGCCCGTGCTGCTTGGCATGCTAGGCCTGGGCGGCTTGCGTACCTGGGAAAAAACACAAGGAGTAGCTAGGCCATGAGGCAGAGCACGATGCGTAAATTCAAGCCGGTAGCCAAGAAAGGCGGCGTTCCGGTAAAGTACACCAAGGGCGCAAAAGATCCAGAAGCCAGGCGCAAAGAGATTAAACGAACAGCGGAAAGATACCGGAAAGGGCTGCTGAGCAAGGCTGAGATGAACCGCATATCAAGGGAGAGATCGCGTGGCTGAGTTTAAGGGGACTAACGCCGGGCGATACAGCCCAAGCATTTTAAAGAAAGTATATAAGCGCGGCCTTGGAGCGTACTATTCCAGCGGCAGCCGACCAAAAGTATCCGCGCATCAGTGGGCGATGGGTCGCGTTAAATCATTTGTAAGCGGCAAGGGCGGAGCCCGCAAAGCCGACAAAGACCTGCTAAGCAAAAACAAAAAGTAATGGATATTCAAAAAGTAATAGAGCAGCTAAAGCGGCACGAAGGTTTGCGCCTTTGCGTATACGATGACGCTACCGGCAGAGAGATAAAGCAAGGGTCCAGGGTGCAGGGGCATCCTACTATCGGCGTAGGGCGTTTGCTGACTAGCGCCCGTGGGCTATCGACCATTGAAGTAGAGATGCTGCTAGAGAATGACATTGAAGTAGTGGTAGATGAGCTGAACAGGAATGCCTCCTGGTGGAACGACCTGTGCGAGCCTCGCAAAGCGGTGATGGTAAATCTATGCTTTAATCTGGGATGGCCCAGGCTATCGCTGTTCGAGAACATGCTAGATGCTGCAAAGAAGGGTAACTGGGATCGGGCAGCTGATGAGCTGATAGACAGCAAGTGGTTTAGGCAAGTTGGGTTGCGTGGCCTGGAGCTGGTAGAGCAACTAAGGACAGGGAAAGAGGTAAGGGGTTGATGGCTAAGTCGGCAGCGTGGACAAGAAAGGCGGGGAAGAATCCAAAAGGAGGCTTGAATGAGGAAGGTCGTAGGTCTTATGAGCGTGAGAATCCTGGTAGCAATTTACGCCGTCCTGTTCGTTCTGGTGATAATCCTCGCCGCGCTAGCTTCCTTGCTCGTATGGCCGGTATGTCTGGCCCTGAGCGGGATAGCAAGGGCCGCCCGACAAGGTTACTCCTATCTTTGAGAGCATGGGGTGCGAGTTCAAAGTCGGACGCTAGAAGCAAGGCTGCCTCAATCAGCAAGCGCAACAAAGCAAAGGCCTAGCCTACCTAAGTGAGTCTATCCCAACCTTAAAGCGGCTAAACTCTCCGTACTCTTTGTCTAACACTACACAACTAATCGACCGCTGCGAGCCATAGCCAGCACCTGAGTGCCAAGAATCGACGGGCGGGAGCACCGACCAGGCCTCCCAGGTAAGCCCTCCCAGTTCTTCCGACTGCTTATGATGGATATGACCTGTCCATGCAAAGCGGTATTTGGTGCGGCCCCATTGCTCGGCGTAGTCCCTGGTAATCGCCTCGTATAGCTGGCGAGTTCGTATCTTATCGCCGTGGTGTGTAATGACGAGGTTATTGCCCCACTCGAAATGTATAAACTTATTAAAGTTATCGAACACCTTCACGCGCTTTTCTTTCTCGTAATACATCCTAAGCATTTCGTTAAGCCAAAGCGCCGCGTCTGGATCGTGATTTCCCCTGGCATTGATGAGCCATATTTCGTCGTACTGCTGAAGCATTCGCGTAACGATGATTTTAAACAGGTTGCCTGCGGCGCGTATGGTCTTGCCCTGCCGATTGGAAACGTCCATAGGCGTCCCGCCGCCGGTCTCATTCTTCAGCGAGTTAGAGTGAATGAGGTCGCCAACATTAAGAAGCACGCCAACCGAGCAGTCGCCGGTACTACTAACTAACTTATCCACGCCCTTGATAAGCGTAGATTGCGACGCCTCTAAATCCCAGTCTTCGGCGCCAGTCTCCTCTCCCCATGCCATCATCCCGAGATGATGATCCCCGATGATCGTAATAGCCATTCGGTCTTTGTGCTTTTGAGCTTTACTTTTCTTTATGGGTTTTGCCAGGCCTTTGAGGTCGTCTTTCAGCCCTTCCTTGAAGTGATCCAAAGCGACCTGTAGTGCGTGTTCTTTGTCCGAAAGACTTTTGACCCACTGCCCTGTCGGCTTTCCCTCGTCGTTGTAGTAGGTCGATACTCCCTTGACGATAAAGCCTTCCGGCACCGTGTGTTGCATGTCGTGGCTAGGCGAATAACCTTGTATGGCAGCCTTGCTTTTAACATTTTTTATGGTGTCACGAACACCCAGCTTGGTGATCCCGAGGCGATCGCCGATTTTTTGATACCCCAAGCCCTCTAAGTGCAGAGTAATGACTTTGCGCTGGCGATCGGTGGCACAGAAATCCAAAAGGCTCATGGCCTTTCCCCCAGTGGATTTATGAATTTTTGGCGTAGGTACGCCGATGTCCTTGCGCCGAGTATAACAAGATAATAAGATTCGTACACACCAGGGGAGATTGGCATGTACGGTAAGGGCAAGAAGAAGAAGCCGAAGGGTAAGTAGTTACATAGACCATTCAGCGATGCGGACAGATTCGCCGTAGCGATTAATCACCGTCTTCATATCTGAGTTGATCTTGTGGCCTTCCAGTCTCAGTTCGGATATGCGGGCCGGTGCCTCGATGATTCCAAGATCCTCCCAGGCATTTAGCCTGGTTAGTTTATTGCCTTCTTTAAGGTAAGTCAGTACACGTTTTTTCTGGCTCATGCTTCTCTCCTTATTTAAGTAAGATGTCTAGGGCGCGCCTCGCCATATCTGAAGCGTCCCCAATGTGCTGCTTCGCAGCTATCTGCTCTAGCAATAGAATCAATTCCTGATTGACCCCTGCGGTTTGCTTGCAAGTGATGCAATCACCACGCACCCCGATTTTGCGAGATCGAATCCCATCCCGCATTACATCCGCTTCGTTCAGATTGTTTAACATCTCTTATATCCTCCTCGTATTTAGCAAGTTTTTTTCTTAGCTTCGCTAGTCCCGTCTTCTCAGCATAGTAGACCTGATCCTTAGTGATCCCCATCTCGTCTGCTATCTCGTCGTAACCCATCTCAGCAAGCTCATTGATTAAACCCCTGCGAACAAAGTTACTTGTCATGTATACATCCTTCTTTGTGGCCGCCGATTGTATCGCAGCGCAAACAGTAATCACGCTTGCCATAGATTTCATGGCGGACCCATGCTTTTTTAGGCATTCTGCGACGCCATATAAAGCCACCGCTACCCTTCCTAGTCCACCCCACAAATCCTTCCTGGTATGCCCAGGCAAGGGTCATGGCTGCGGAATGCTCGGTAATGCCAAGACGTCTGGCAATCTCATCCTCGGTGAGCAAGCCTGGATCGGGTGAATCCCAGGCAAACTCATCAAGGATGCGAGCCCATATCTCACTACCATCAGCGACCTTTTGCTTGGGACTCATAGCTAAAGGTCTCCGCGTCAGCGTCCCACCATTCCGGTGAATGCTGCTCTAGCTGATATTGATTGCACTGCTTGTCCAGCTCCGAAGATAGTTTCTTGAGTGCCACGCGATAGTCGGAGCACACAACTACGATAGGGTTGATAGGACCATACGCTTGTACAGTCCACCAATCCTTGTCGCGCTCAACCATCACCGCCGTTCCCTGGTGACTTCGACGCCAGGAACCTCTCGACCTCAGTTTTCGTAACGAAGTAGCGAGTGCCCGTGTTAATGGAAGGTATGCTTCCGTTCTGAACCAATCGCAAAGCGCGCTTATAGTTGCGCGCGCTCCTTTCGCCGAAAAGATAATTAGCCAGGTCGCTGACCGAAATAAGTTCACCATTCACTTTGTCCTCCCTGGGGTTGCTGCTGCTGCGGCTGCTGGTAATTATTAGCCTGCTTGGGTTTATTTACAAACAGGTTCATGCGTCCAGCAATGGGCCATGCGCGGCTATCCTCGCCTACCTTCTGCTTAACAGTAAGCTGAAGCTGTGCGCCAGACTGAATAAGCTGCTGGTACAGCTGCTCGACAACCATCTCCTGCTGATCTGTTAGCGGGTAAGGTCGGTTAGATGCGTCATCCCAACCGTTGTTGAAAGTAATCCACGCCGACGCCTGGTACTCAACCGGCACGTTGTTAGTGGATGCGTTGATGTTGTTCTTAAAGGTAATTTTAGCGTTACCCATATGTGGTGCGTTTGCCATGCTTTCCTCCTAGAAAGGTATGTCTTCTTCATTGATTGCTTTTTTGCGGGCCTGGAATGCCGCTGTGATAATGCCGTTCAGATCCTTGTGATCCTGCGACATAATTTTAAGGGCTGCAATGTTGTCCTCCTTCCACTGCTCCAGTGCAATGTGGTCAATGCAGTCGTTGATCTCCTTGCAGGTGACAAGCGGGCCATACTGCTTGCCATTGACGGTGATGTTTTTAGCACCAGCCTCCTCCTTTACAGCCTCGGGAACCTTTTGGGCCTTTGGCTTTCGTGCTAGCGGGGCTTGCGGAGCTGGCGCCGGTGCAGGTGCTGGCCTGTATTGCGGGGCGGATGCCGTGGCTTGGTTGCCGTCATCATCCACCGCTGGAATGCCAGCAATAGCCTGCAAAGCGTACCGTCTTGCGTACGTTAGACATGACCCCGCTGATTGCGCGTCAAACTTTGCAAGCGGCAGCGTATAGCTAGACTTGATCCACTGGCCTGACTCGTGCATCAAAATTGTTTCTACGCCAGCGCCAGCCTCATCGCGGATCGGGAATTGCGTATAGCTCAATCCGTTGGCAGCGAATGAATCCTTGATCGCCGCAATAACAGAGCCTAGGTCCGCGTAGCTTGATTTAAAGAAGGGGTTGCTGGAATCCTTAACGGCTCCCCCCATCTCTCCCTGTGCTTTTGATAGCGCCTTTGCTAAGACGTCTACCTGTTCACTCATTTCCATTTATACAAACCTCCTTCTTTTTCATAAGCTATTTTCTCTAACTCAAACTGCGCTGTGAGTACCTTTATCCAGTTATCAAGCAATTCGATCCTGGTTACTTGACTAAATTGGTGGTGCCAAGCGTGACCAATCTCAACGATGCCGCTAGTGCCGACACCCTCATGCCGATAGGCGTTTAGCTTTACTGCCTCGCCAATGATGTCTGTTAACGCTTCCATATTCCGTAAGCCTCCTCTAAGTAGCCTGGTGGTTCTTGCCAGCAAAGCTCATTCCATTCTGGCGAGATCATTTCCATTAGTTCGCTGGAGTTCTCAGCGACCTGTAGGAATTTTTCTGTGACAGCGTTCTGCCGCTCGGTCTCTCGGATTACATCGTCCAGGTAGTCGGGCGTCATCTCGTCACAGTTGTATTGGTGAAACAGTCGATAGTCCGACTTATTCGCGTACAGCAGCCAGCAAGGTAAGCCGCCATTGAGCGCACGAAACCCCGCCACCTGGCTCACGTTCGCCTGCTCCCAGGGACCGGTAAGTTTTTTAGGTAGTGAGTTCTGTGCCCAACCTGACTTAGTAGTCTTGCTTCTCTTGGACCACTTGGTCTTGAGATCGCCGCGATAGCAGTAGTCCGGTAAGGTTTTATATGGCACTTTGTTATTGCCTATGTAACCGTACAGCTCCCGCTCTGGTAGTCGCTGCTTGTCGCCGCTCATGGCCTCTATGAGTCCGTGCCAGGCGTTCTCTATGACCGGCTCTATCTCATCAAGGTAGTAGTCGCACTTCTCCTCGTCGATCCCATCGTCCCAGGATCGGCATACATAGTTTTCGTGAAACTCTTTGTAGGCCCACACCTTGCACTCCTCAAGGTCCATGTCGGCAAATATCGCCATGTCCACAGCCTGCTGGACTAGCTTTCCGCACTCCATGTTAGCGTTAGACGACCCATTATGTTTTCCATCGAGTCTTCTGATGGTGGTCCAGGCATCGTCCACATCCTCCTGCGTACCCCAATCTGACTTGGCTATCTGCCATGCCTCATTGAGTTTTGGCCTGATGATGCACTTGTCAAACAGGGTTTTGCTGCGCGTCTTGCTGCGCGGGTTTGAATGCCAGTAGTAGTGGTGCCGTAGCGCCCAATCTGGCGTTGGTAATAACTCCATACTGCCTCCTATATATTAAAAGATAGTTGTATATCTACCTTGTCGCTCGCCTCATCCCAGTGCAGCGCACTGGCTGAGTTAGTAGATTCTATTCTCTCGGCAATAATGCTTGCTCGAGTTTCCTTTGACTTAGGGCTGTAAGCTCCACTCCACTTGCTATCAATGCCAATGTTTCTCGCTATATTTGTGGAGTCCGCGCTGGATAGCGGCAAGTGTTTGAACACTGCCTTGTTCAGCATTCTAAGGCCGTGCAGTTTTGCGATTGGCTGACCATACTTATCAGTAACGTGGCGTATAACATCTTTCATTCTGCTAACGCATTTACCTGGATTCCGCACATCGTATTCGCCGCATGATCCGATGGCGACTCTTGGGTACGTTTTGCATAAGCGGATAAATCTATCCTCTGGCTCATTCATGTGCCAAACCGGCACCCCGACATGACTACCATGGGGCCAGGCTGCTAGCAGTTCATCGTTAGCCTGGCACCCGCCATCAATTACATCGGGAATAATTGCAAAGTCAAAGCGAGGATGGTTTTTCCAGCGATCAACAAATTCATAATAGCCTGACCAATCAATAGGCTCTCCGGTTTTCCAGAACGTAAACGCCCCATTGTCCAGCCCAAATGATTGGCAAATTTCTGTGGCAAGTCCGAACTGGTCCGGCCTAGCGAAACTTATAAATGCATGGCGACCCTTCCAGGCTTTAATAGCGCAAGTGTCTGGCGTGATCGGGCCGCCGTGGTAGTGAATCACTAGCTGCGCTCTCTCATAGTCTTAATGTGTACACCATGATGATGGGCCGTGATTATCTGAAAGCCGCCAAGAAGCTCTGCCAACTGATCGGCAAAAATTTCATGGTAACCCTCTTTGAGATCGTCGGTCGCATCTACAATCTTCTCGACCTCAATCATTTCTGACGACTCGATTGTTAGGTCGTAATCAATCATGTCTCCATTTACTGGGCACTTAGCGCTAAAGCTATGCTCATAAATATTTCTATACATACTGCCTCCTTTGTCTTATTTCTGCCTGTAGTGGCATTAAATGAAACACTATAGCAGTTGACCCAACACGTCAAGGATTCTATTCTGCACACCAAAGCGTGACGCGAGGCGTAACATGACGTTAGAAAAATGGCGAGTGAGGAAAAAATTGAGTTACGGTAAGCTGGCAAAGTTGCTTGGTGCATCTCATGCAAGCGTTGTATCTCGATGGTGTCGGGATATTGACGATAAGGATCGGATGATACCGAAGCCCTCATACATGAATCAGATTTATAGGCTAACCGATGGCAGTGTCCAACCGAACGACTTCTACCTACGGCGAGATTGAGGACCAGGTACATCTTCGGGTTATTAAGTGGCTGAATGCCGTGCTACCTGGCGAGACCCTGATTCATCATTCCCCCAATGAGGGGAAGCGGCATATCAATTTCAAAACCAAGTTGAAAAGGATGGGCACCCAATCGGGATGGCCCGACCTGGAGTTATTCGTGCCTGACTCTGCCTTTTTGCCTGGCGTTTGCCCTCGCCCTATTTTCCTGGAGCTGAAGCGCACGAAGGGCGGCCGACTGTCGGAGTCACAGACGGCTCTCTCTGAGCGATTCATTGGCTTGGGTATGCACTGGCACTGCTGTAACAGCGCTCGTGCTGTGAGGGCGGCTCTGCTGCCTCTGGTGACTATCCAGGAAGGTGAGCACTCGGACAGTCTGCTGGAGGACTTCAAGTGCTGAACGGATTAAATAAATAACTTGACAGGATTTTGGCTGCTCGTTACGCTCCGCTTGCGGTTAACAAAACAGCTATAGCTTAGCCCTCTTAGCTAACATCAAACTAAACAAACAAAAACAAATAGTCTTAAGCTAAGCGATGCTAAGCGTTAGCTCTAAGCTAAAGCTAAGCAATGCTAAGCATTAGCTAGGATTTTTTGTCCAAAATGAAAAGCCATAGCGCTCAGCACCTCGCATATACCTGCGAAGCGTCGTAATGCTGACCCCTAAATCTTGGGCTATCCATTCGTAAGAAACAGAAATGCCGCGCAGCTCGAAAGCATACGCGACCTGCTCAATTGTTAGCCTCACTAATTAACCCTTATCGGTTTGATGACGACCGGCGCCCATTGATGGAACCGACCCTCGATCATGTCTGATTGTAAGCGACTGAGTAGCGCCGCCTGACTTGCTTCGTTGTGGCTCTCGGCCTCCACGTAATGGATGGAGCGCGTGAGTCTGTTGCTGACTTGGGTAAGCGTTACCCGATAGGCTCGTTTAGTCATTGCAGTAAATCCTCCAGATCGATTTGTTCGGGGCACTCACAGTCGAATATTTCGAAGCCGCAAGTGTGGCAGTGGGTAAAGCCAAGATCCTGCTGGACCTCGGCTGGCTTGTCTTGCTCCAGGCTTTCGGCAATCGCTGCGCGGTGAATCTTAAGGCGCAGCTCTTGCTCTCGCAGGCTTAGTATCCCAGCCATTCTAAAACCTCCCGTGAGTTGTAGTGCGCGGAATCTCCGCATTCTTCGATAAACTCCGCGATATCTATGCCGTGGTTCTCGACTTCGCGGAATGCTTGGCGACGAGTGATATTCTCGCCGGTCATGGCCTGCTCGTATGTCATGCTGCACGCTCCTGCTCACGCTCGATGATCTCGCCGCAGGTGTACTGCAGTTGGTGCCAGTGAATGCCTAGCAGGTCCAGCTCGTCATCCATGCGCTGCATGATGTCCTGGACGCGCTCGGGGTAAGCGTCCACCAGGGCGTGCGCTGTGATATAGGAATCCTGGCAATGCAGGATGTCGCGGGGTCTTAGGCTGCCGCGCTGTTCCCAGGCTGTACGCATATGGTTAACCACGAAGTAGTCAGCGACCAGGCTAATCGGGTCCGCCTTGAGATCAAACGGCGCGGCGTTGTTCATAGTGCGCTGTAGCTTGCGCTGGTAGTCGTGCATATCGCGGATGTAATCGCGGCTGCCTACGTGTCGCAGCTCGTGAAGCTCGCCCATGGCTGCGCGGATTGCTTTCTTGATTTGTGTTTTTGTCATTTTTAAAACTCCCGTTGTTACGGTGGATTCCGTATACGCCTCGCGGCGTTTCGCCTGGTATCCGCCCAGGCTCATCAGTACGGTAAGGGCCGCTTATGCGGCCTGTTTGATTTGCTTTGCCATGATCTTGCCGAGGTAGTATTCCTGACGATCAAACAGCTCGTTGATCTCATCGCTTACTGCATGAAGCGTAGCAACGTGCTCTGCGTCGTTGAAGTCAGTGCAATCAGCTAGTAGTGCTCGGCTCTCAATAAGCTCGGCTAGTTGCTTGGCGATGTTGGTTACGATCTCGAGGTCTGTGTACATGTCTTTATCCCTTGGTTAGTAGTTGGTAAGGGCCGCTTATGCGGCCGTGTTGAATGCTTTTTTGAGGCGGCGCGTTGTGGCTGCTTCCAGGTTGATGCCGTAGCGGTCCAGCATCTCGGCTTCGATAGCTTGGCGATGTCTTGCCTGCGCCTTGAAAATGCTACGCACTGCTTCGTCGTCGGTCTCTAGCCACTTCTGGAAAAATCGGTCTTCGCTGCTGGCGGTTAGCCTGTGCTCGATAATCAAGTCTGCGATGTGCTCTTGTTGAATTGCGTTGGGTGTGATGCGTGTCATGTCGTCGCCTCCCGTGGCGTTGTTGTGTTGACGGGATCTATAGAATCACACCCTGACGCGTTACGTCAAGGGGTAGGGTTAAACGCGTGACAATTGTGACAGTCCATAGGCTTATTAGCTTAGCTAAGCGGTTTAAAGGGGTAGGCGGTAGGGTTGCACCAGGTGAGCTGCTAGCGTTTACCCAGGGCGATTGTGCGCAGTTCTAGGGCTATGCCAGGGGATGAGCTGCACCAGGGGATGGGTTGTGGGACGGTACCCATAGCCTCAGTCTGTCAGTGCTCGCGCGTACGATCCTCTCGACGCGACGTGTGTGCATGTG